CGGCAGGCGCTGGTTTTACACCGGTAACAGTATTGTATTTAACACCTTCATCCATAAATTTAAGCTTGGCTGGTCTTACAAATAATGGCACTCCTGCTTTTATTAATAACGGTCCGACATTTCCTTACAATAGTGGATATATTGTTCAACAACAATTAGAATTCTTACAATACGATGGTGATAATTTACACGCATTAAATTTTACAGGAACACGTGTAAGTCAGAATCAAATGTGTTGTTTTGAAATTAAATTATTAAATATCACATTGCCCAATCTTCCTCTAGATAATAGTATAGGAGGGCTTATAGCTTTTTATCCATTTTTGTATGTAGAGCTAAGCAACGTAAATGCGCCATCTAGGGGTAATAGGGGGATAATCTATTCAAATAACCCAAACGCTAACAAGGCAACTTTTAGAGTAAATGTTGACGATACTAATACTCCTTTGCGATCAAAGTTTATTAAATTGGATGGAGATGGAGCAGTGCAAACAGTTAAATTTAGACCAAACGATGATTTATATTTTCGTGTTTTTCTACCCGGGGGTGAGCTTTTTGAAACGTTAACAAAAGATACGTCTCCACCTTTGCAACCTAATGTATTTGTGCAAATTACGGCGCAATTTCAAATTAGAAAAATTGGACCCGAAGTCGCCCCAAAACCGGCATCGAACAAGTTACATCTTAGACGTGTATTTTAAATTAATTCTTATTTTATAAAGAAATGAGAATCGAATGGTTACTTACGATTTCTGTAATTATAATTTCTTTGTTAACAAGTTTCATATTATACAGAGTTTCGTTACCAGGTCATGCTAAAGATGTTGATGTAGCACCAAAAGTTGATGATAAAAATAAGTATTTGGATATGGTTTACAAATCACAACCTGATATTGTAAATACAAGTGATTTAAATTTCTTCTGGGACAATTTACCAGAAGACTTACAAAAAGAAATACCAATCGCATATAATTTATCTTTTTCGTGGCCCCCAAACAAGGGAGAAAGAGCTAAATTAACAGCCTTTCCTTACCCAAAAGGTGGCGGTCAGGGTTGGTTATCTAATTTTATTACCGGAATGGCGTCATTGTTGGACAATACAGCCAATTCAATAACGTTTCCTGGTTGGTTAGTATCAATATATGATCCAAAAGATCCAAATAACAATGCCTATGGAAAATGGTTAAATAAACAATTGCCTTGGAAAGATCCATCGAAAATACCAAAGTTGGAGCAACAAAAAATTTGGGTTGAAGTAACCCATGCATGTTACCCACCACCGAATTATAAATACCCAACATGTGACGATGGGGGATATTGGTTATACATGACACCTGGTTCGGGTGTTTTTTGGAGCCCGACTGGAAGACTAAACAATGAAGCATCCAATGGATGTCTCGTGGCTAATAATAAGATAGACGCGATGTTTTTGATGTTAAACACTCAACAAGGTAAACAATATCTCCAAGAAAAAACTGGTAAAGAGACAACACCACTGGAGTTTTTAACCAGCCAATTACAGGGAACGGGTGGAGGATTGAGTCTTATCAAAGCAATGCAAAAAGTCATCGACGCAATGCAAAATAATATTCAAGTGCCAACAATCACCGCTTTCAGAGACATGCGAAAGAGTAATTCTTTTGGTACCTGGTATGCTTGGATAACTTATACCACATTTGTTGTTATAACAATAGTAGCATTACTTGTGTATATCGGACTTAGCGTGAGTAAAAGTTTTAGAGGAAAAAGAAGTGGGTGGTTAACTCTCGGAATATTTGTCTTGTCACTTGTGTTCGTATTTGGATTATTGCTATTGTGGTATTTTGTTGTATCGGATAATATGCTCACAGGTTTCGGTTACATCACACTAGATATGGCTCTAAAAGAATCTAAATTATCTTTACCTGATTTCATAACAGCTAGTAGATCTGGTAAAAATATGCTAGCCAATAGTTTAGCGATGATTCAGAATTTTGATTTCCATCTCGAGGCTCTTGCCAGCGCTTTGAATTTAGACAGTATTATATTTCACACGCAACCAAATAAAAGCGGAAGTTGGGCCGTTGAAATTATAGATGTCCGAAACACACCGTTTATTAAAAATGGTAAACCTGCTAAAGACGCGAAAGACTTAATTTACGAATTAGGTCTATGCGGTCAACCAATACCTGGTCCAGGAAGTTTACCTGATAAAATGCCCGGTTTGATGCAAGGCCCTGTTATATCGAGTCCTGGTGTTTATTTAGGTTTTCAACCGACCATGGCGTGTAATTGTGATGAAGAATCTGTAAGCGATGCGTATAAAAAGACTGGAGACCTTAAAAAATGCGTCTACTGTTCAAAACAAGGAGATTGGGTTCCGTTAAGTAACCAATTGTGTTGATTTTCAAACAAATGTTTTAAAATCAAACGAGTAAACTTTTTAATTTACGTAATACGTCCGGCGTCAGTTTTTTATCCTCTTTCACTATTTTAAATTTAACAATTAGATCACCCTCTTTATTTAATCCTTTATCGGGAATGGTGAGTATATCGTTTTGAATTATTAACTCTCCTTCTTTTGTTTGATACTGTAAAATTTCACCGTTTGGATGTTTTACAGACCCCGAATGACCTAATAGCGTTTCTAATACACTTATATTAACATTTTTAATAAGTGTTTTTTCAATTACCGAGAATTCAGCATGTGGTTTCAAATTTAGTATAATTTGCAACAGACCGTAAGATTTAGAAGCTACGTCATATGAACCTTGATTCTCGTAATATAGCACCTTCTTATTAAGAATCGAGTTACACTTAACGACAACTTTGTTTTCCTGTATTGTTTTCCCGTTGCCACCGCAAATCTTGCACTTTTTCTCTTTCGGTATAACTTTACCAGAGCCCTGACATTGTTCACATTTACCTAAACTAGGTAATGCTATAATGCCTCCGAGATTAATGTGTTGTCTTACTTGCCCTCTACCTTTACAGAAAAAACAAGTAATAGGCAAACTCCTGTCATTTGTTCTACATCCTGAACATTCATTGCATCTAGCGGATCTTTTATATTTAACACTGATAGATTTGTCCAAACACACTTGTTCTAATGTAACTCCTATTTTGTAAGATATAGTGTTTACTGACTTTGTTTTAAAACTATTTGCACCCTGAAAAAACTGATTGAATATATCAAACGCGTTAATATTTGTAAATTCACTTGTACCTCTGTCATATGCAGCTCTGCTTTGCGAATTACTTAAAGTAGCATATGCTTTGTTGATATGCTGGAATTTTTCCTTGCTATCGTGATTTTTGTTTCTGTCTGGATGCCATTTTAAAGCTAATTTTCGGTAGGCTTTCTTAATATCATCACCAGAAGCATTGCGTGCTACACCCAGCGTCTCATAGTGATCACTCATTTTTGGAATATTACTTCGTTTTTAACTCTCCAAAATGAATATGATTTATAGTGCGAGTGATATTAATAAATGGGAGATTACAAGATTTTTTGTAGCTATTTTATTGAAGACAAAGCTCTTTTTGGCGGATTTCCATCGCAAGAGCAAGCTGACATTTTATTAAGCATGAATGTCAAATATTTTGTAGATTTAACATTCCCGACTGAAGTACCAACGAAGTATACTATAAGCGATGATTGTCGCTATATAAATTATCCAATACCTGACCGTAGTGTGCCCAACAATGTTACAGACTTTACAAGTGTATTATTGAGAGTCTCTGACGTGTTGAATAGTTTAAGTGAAAACGAAAAGCTCTACGTTCATTGTAAAGGAGGTCATGGTAGATCGGGAATTCTAGTTGCCTGCTTAATTTATTTGTACTTTCAAAATAAAAGTACACGTGAGTGTCTCATGATGACTAACGAAGCTCACAATAAACGGACAATTATGCGTGACAAGTGGCGTCGAATAGGTTCACCCCAAACTGTACAGCAGAAAAAGTACGTTCACAAGCTGTTTAGCGACTTGGTTTTTTTCAGATCTTTTAAAAACGGATCAACTTCGGGATTTAGTAATTATTCTTATCACACAGTTAACAGTCCGGGTAGTGATTTATTACCACCGGGTATTTTTCCTAGTTCAGAAGCATTGTTTCAAGCATCCAAAAATATTTCGGATAAAGTATACGTTTCCAGACAAAAACAAGCAAAGAATCCCCGGGTTTCTAAAACAATTGGTTGTCGAGTTCCGACTACAGATAAATGGAATGATAGCAAATTAGAAATTATGAAAGAAATAATAACACTTAAGATCGATCAGCATCCTGAAATTTTAAATAAATTAACTAGGACCGGCCTTAGAACAATTATATACAACAACCGACTAGATGAATACTTTGGACTGGGGTCCCAAGGGGATGGGCAAAACGTATACGGTAAAATACTAATGGAAATTCGCGATAAAAGATATAGAGAATTATCACCTGAATTTCTACGTTGTATTTAAAACATTGGTAATATAAACAAATGCTAAGGATAGCAACCTTTGACATAGGAAAGAAAAACTTCGCATTTGTTGTTCAGGAATTTGACAAACAACAATTGGAAAAAGCCAAGACAAAAGAAGAGTTATTTAGGATTGGGCAGATAATATTATTTGAGAATGTTAATTTAACAAAGGGTTGTAAAAAGTGTTATTTGGATCCCAGAACTTTCATTAATATGACTGATACATTGGACGAGCGAAAAAATATTTGGGACACTTGTTCAGCGTTCGTTATTGAACAACAAATGTCTTTTGGCAAAAAAAGGAATACTATGGCATTAAAATTAGGTCAACACTGTTATAGTTATTTTAGTATTTTTTACCGAGATTTTAAGAAAGTTTTGGAATTTCCTTCTTATCACAAGACACAAATGTTAGACGCACCAAAAAAATTCGGGAGTATAAAAAAGACATATAAAAATGGCAAAAGTAGAATGATCAAAGATAATCACAAAAAATGGAGTATAAGATTGGCGACGGAAATTCTAGAGAAAAAAGGTGACGATAAACATCTTGAAGTACTAAATAAAATGAAAAAGAAGGATGATGTGAGCGACTGTTTGTTGATGATATATGCGTATATATTACTCGATCGTAAAAATTAATTATCTATTTTTTAAAAATGGATAATAATCTATGTAATAAATGAAAGTTCTAATGTTATTACTAGGAATTCTCTTACTAGCAGGTGCCTCTGTATTAACCTATCTATTGTACGACCATAATAAATCCGATGCCGATGTGCTTCAAATAGTCTTATATTCTATTGTCATATTGATAGCTCTCATACTCAGTGTTTTGTGTTTTATCAACGCGTTTGCGAAACAAAATAGAGCCAGAAAGAAGGGTAGTAAATTTCGTATGTGAGGCGGAGCAGGACGAGGCTTGAGCTTTCGGATGTGAAGCAAAAAACAAAGTAAATAGATAATGAATACATAAAAATTGGGGGTGATGAATGACGTTAAATTTGTAAATCTTTTGAACAAATTATACTGAGAATTATCCCATACCACAATTTTCAATGTAATCCTTAACAACCGGAATAGAAAAATTGTAGTGTCCCAAGTCTGCCGCACGTTGAAGCAACTTATCATTTATATCATAAAATTCTTGTGTGTGTCCCACGGACTTACACAATGTATGTGCCAATTCATGAACTGCCACATATGTTAGCATATTTTTATTGTAATATTCGCCATCTGGATCACGTAAGCACAATGTCACATCTTTTTTATTAACCGTGTATGATTTTGGTCCCTCTTTAATTGTTATATCATTGGCCTTGGGGTGAATTTTAGAAAGCACTGCGTGTAATTCAACGATCATTGGATCTTTGTCTGTAAAATTTTCCTTTTTACGACTCGTAAGAACGACAATCAACACGACTAAAAGTGTTAAAAATGTCATGCCTAAAAATATTATTAAGAAGCTAGACAACCGCATTTATTAAGAGAAAAATGAATTTATCTCGTTTTTTATTAAAAAAACGAGATGGCAGAAGAAACTAAAGACGAACTTAGAAAGTATTTGAACGTTGAAAAAAATGTGGGAATTTTCAGTCGTGCTATAGATAAGATTTCGGAAGATATTCGTGAACAGATATTGTACGAAATTTGTTGCGACTTGAATGATAAAAAAACAATAAAATCCTGTTATAAAAAATTATTGGACGGGAAATATGGGTATGGTGACGTAATATTCGAAGAGGTCGAAACGTTGCAAAAAGAACAAGATGAGTTTGTTACTATGCCGGCTGAAGTTGAAGAAGGTGTATTGGAATGTAGTAAATGCGGAAGTAAAAAGACCATTTCGTTTACACTACAAACAAGAAGTGGTGATGAAGCAACAAGTGTGTGGGCCAGGTGTGTTTCGTGTAGAGCCAAATGGCAGGCTTAAATTTTTCATATAAAGAATATGAAAAATTACTTTTTGGAGGATTTCTTATTAGAAGTTAATTTTTTGTGTGTGGCCACGCGTTTGTTATGACTATGGATAAACCAAGCAAACAGTAGTAATAACGCTATTATACCAGCAATTATTACCACTATTTGAACGATCTCTCTATTCTTTTTCGATTGTTGTTCAGCATCATCAGCATCAATACCGTAGGGATCCGATTGATCCGGTGGTTTATTAGTCATATTCAAAATTATTAAAACAGTCGCAGCTATCACTATTAACATTAATATGGTAATTAATGTAATTCCAATCCATTTATAGGTGTTATAGTGAACGTCTGAAAGAACCAGAGTAATCCCCTGTCTTGATATAACGTAAATTAGGACTGAAAATATGATTAACACTAACGCAAAAAGTGTTAAAACCATCGGCCAATCAGTTCCAAAAGAACTCGATAATGTTTGTGGTATGGATTCCATTCTCTCTTTTGAAGCAAGATTATTTTGTACAATATCTTTATTCGTGGACGTATAATATGTGATTCCGGCTACCCAAATAGTTATCACTATAGCAAATCCTATATACGATGCTAGGTTTGAACTATGACTCTTATTTAAATCCGTGCTCATTTATTCATACAGTTTTTCATATATTTTATGAAAAACTAATTCCCAAGAAGTTCGTTGAGAAAATTATATACATCGTCAAATCGTAATGATTCCGCGATTAGTAAATTTTTTTCATCACAATATTCTTCAAGTATTATTCCAAAATTACTTGTGGCTTCTATAAGCCTCAAACACTGTGGTTTAGTTTCGATTGATACGGGTTCTTCTTCGTCTTCACTTGACATTTATAGTTTGTCACATATATTTAGATGACTTATTATAAATGATCCTGCAAAACCGGTCAAATATCATTCTACTATACGTGTTAATTTTAAATTCCTTTAATTTTAATTCGGTGTCAAGTAACATGAATAGATCATCTAGCTCAAGAAGATAATGATCTTTCCATTCTTCAAAATTCGGTGTTGGTTTGATTTCGGTGTCTAAAATATTTGTTCTAAATCGTGGATTGCTCCACCGTTTCTTTGGTATTGTATAATTTATTTCAACTTCTGGTTCAGTACATTCTGTAATTTTATCAGGTATATTTTCAATATCTACCTCTTCAGTGACTAATGATGCCCACGACATTTAATTTATTATTTGCATTTTTTAAGCGTCAATAACACCTTTAGGGGTTTCATCTTCATCTTGTTCTAATAAATCCGAGTCGTCCTCGGTTTCAGCAGATTGTTCTTTCTCTACTTCATCTGTTGAATTGTCAGTCTCGGAATTATCATTATCCTCTTCATTAGAAACTTCATTTGTATTCACCTTTAATTCCGACAATTCTTGTGCCAACTCTTCGTCCTGTACGGGTTCGCGCTCAACATCCTCTTCAGTGATCTCTACTTCATCTGGTTCACCAATAATCATGCTAGACATCATAGGAGCCATCATTGACATTATTGACTCAAGTGGATTTGCCATAGGTGGTTGTGGTTGCTGCTGCTGCTGCTGTGGCTGCTGTGGCTGCTGTGGCTGCTGCTGATTAATGATTGGATTTTCCGGTGCATTTTGCTTAATCTGTTGTACACGTAAATTAACTCTTTTTCTGCATTCTTCCGGTTGAAAGCGCACTATTTCCTGAAGGACTGCTTCTAATATTTGCGTTTTTTGTCTTTCCTGAGCCAAAGCGTTCTCCAGATTATCGACTCTGGAGTTTAATCTATTCATTTTGGTTATCAAATAGACAGATACAGCTCCTATGATCACAGCTTCTACTACCATATGTATAATTTGAACTTTCGTAAATGACATGTTTTCAAAAACATGTCATTTTTTAAGCTATCTAGAAAACTGATACAAAATTCCAACCAAGATGTGAAAATAACTTTCTACATATTTCATCGTGATAAGATTTTCTTTCGACAGTTTTAAGAATATTGAATTCGGATATGTCACACGGGAATTTATATCGTGTTAACAATTGATACAGCACGTACTGGTTATTGATGAAATTTTTACGATTTAGTTTCATTCCACCCCCGTTAAAATTATCTTGGAAAAGTTTCTCATATGTTTCTACTAGTTGATCAAAATCCGAAAGAATTTTAGATTCTAGTTGACTAATGTCAGGAGGTTTCTTACCAGTTAGAGTGTAATGTATTAATACAGCATCTTCATAGTGCTTACTATAACCGGTTTCCCTTAAAAATAATAACACATGATTCTTTGTGATTTTAGAAAATTTTTCAGTTCGGTTACGAGACTTAATCAGTAGTCCATGTAAATCGAACTGTTTTTCTAATGCATCATATACAACTTGTGCTATTGAGCTATTTTGCTTTCCTTGATATTGGTTCATACAGTCTCTGAAATGTATGCGTTTGTCGTATGTGTATTTAGATCCGACATTCACACGTTCTACATCTTTATAAGACGAAGAGGAAGCAGCAAGCTGAACCTCTTTACCGCAATTAGTGCATACAGAAAATCCATCTACTTCGATTTTGTCGACGGTTTTTTGACAATTTTCACAAATTGTTTCTGATTTTTCTGTAATAACCACCGGTATACCCTTTGACTTATATTTTTTTATGATGTTCAGGTATTGTTTAACTAAATTTATTTTCTCCTCATCTGGCTCTTCAACTGTTCCCATGAATGATACTTTTTTAGGTTTTCTTAATATTTTCTCATAATTATTAATTATCTCCGCTGTTTCCATTAAGTAAAAATTTTGTGTTCTATTTGATTCAATGTCATCTATTTTTTTCGCGAATTGTGTTTGTGTGCTTGCTATCATCGCGCGAGTACTATGAAGAAGTTGAGGATTCTCGAGGATTGTGTTTAGTGCCGCCAATTTATTTTTAAACTCTTGTAACTGGTCATTATCATGCGTAAAATCTTCGAGAATTTTTCGATGTAATTCCAATATATCGACCTCATTCTTCGACATTTTGAATAACTTCTTCCTATTTAAGTTTTAATTCATTCATTTGCGAATTAAAATTTAAATTCTATAGATCGATTTCGAAAAAAAAAATTTATAATTTTTTCTTGCTGGTAATAAACACAATGGCATCTTTATGTTCTTCTAATCTTACCTCAGGTTTCATCGATCTTGCTACGTACGACGAGCAAGAGAAATATATGTATGGTGGTCGCGCTGCGACAGCCTACTTTGTCCGCGAAACTCGCAAGTCCACCTGGTTCACTCAGGTTCCTGTTGTCTTGAGTAAATGCAGTGGGTCCCCAGCTTTCGGATCTGAATGGTCTGTTCAGATTTCCCGTGCCGGTGATTACTTGCTTCAGACTTGGATTCGTGTCGAGCTTCCCGAAGTGTGCATTACTTCGGATGCACCGGTTGACGGCTCAACCCTTATCGGTTGCTGCGCTGTCCGCTGGACTCGTAACTTGGGTCACGCCCTTATCCGCGAGGCTTGCTTGACATTTAACGATCTTGTCGCGGCTCGTTTCGATAACTACCACCTTGATTTCTGGGCTGCTTTCACCACCCCGGCTTCTAAGCAGAACGGGTATGACAATATGATTGGTAACATCGGTCAGCTTGCTGGTCTTGGTAATGTACACGCGCTCCCAGCCGCCGTGCTTAACATTCCTCTGCCATTCTTCTACACTCGTGATAGTGGTGTTGCTCTGCCAACCGCCGCTCTTCCGTACAACGACATGCGCATTCAGTTCACTTTCCGTCGTCTGAACGAGCTGTTGATCGCCGATTGCTGCCAGCTTCCAGTTGCCAACGAACCGGCCAACGCCAATGGCGCGATCACTCAGGGAACCGTTGCCGGCGCTGCTGCAGGAGCTGTCGCATATGGCTCTATGCAGTCGATATGCCTGAACGCGAACAGTCTGAACCAGCTTGCCGCTCAGTATGCCTCTGCTGCCAATGGGAACGCTGTTGTTCCTTACATTGCTCAGCGTCCTGCCGGTCAGGGTATTGGTACCAACTCGAATGTGAACTTGCAGTTCGGTATTGCGAGCAACGCTTCGGTGCAGCAGCCTAACTGGCGCTTCTGTAACGGCGCCGAGCCTCAGCTTGGCTCTGTTTCTGTGTGGGCTAACTACGCTATTGTGTCTAACGACGAGCGTAAGCGCATGGCCTGTGCTCCTCGCGATATTCTTATCGAGCAGGTGCAGACAGCTCCTCCTTGTGGTTTCAACCCTCGCAATGTTAACACACCAGAGCAGTACGACATCCGTTTCTCGCATGCCATCAAGTGCCTGTTCTTCGCTGTGCGTAACAAGACTCTTCCTTGCGAGCACGGTAACTACACCACGCACCCAGCTCTTCCAGTGCTTCAGTGTCTGAGTGGTGCTAAGAGTGGTACGCTTATCACGACCGCCAGATCTTTTGATCCGGTCGCGGCGGCCTCCTTGCTGTACGAAAACACCTATCGTCTCGCCAACATGGGTTCGGACTTCTACTCTCTTGTGGAGCCGTACTACAAGGCACCGACGATTCCGGATAAGACGGGTTACCACATGTACTCGTACTCGCTGGACTTCTTCAACCTTGATCCGATGGGTTCTACCAACTACGGTAAGTTGACCAACGTTTCTCTGTACGTCAACCCATCCCAGGCAGCTGTTGAGGCGGCTCTTGAGCCGAACTGCAACAACATCACTGGTGAGTCCACCGCAAACGCTGGTGTGCAGTACACTTCCTCGTGCTCTACGTCGGTTCCTTCCAACATTTCCGGACCATCCGCGGGCGATATTGCGATATTGGAGAATCAGTCTTCGGTGAACAATGTACGCTACTGCCAGGCGCAGACATTCGAGTTTGTCGTTACGGCTGTGAACAATAACATTGTCCGTATTAGCGGAGGAGCCTTAGGATTCCCTGTCTTGTAAGCAAATGGAATTTTGCAAAGCACCCCCAAATTTTTATCATATCATATTTCACACATGAAATATGATTTCCATTTATTGTAAATTTATTAGTTCTGTGATTTTAGGCGCATGTGAGTTTCGATGTTCTATAGCTAATCTTTTTGCTTCTTTTTCTTCGTTTTTTTTTCAGTTTAAATTTTTACTACTTTTCATAAACCAATAAGTATAAATGAGCGAAACAGTCGAAAACGATACACCAACTTCATCAGTTGATGAACCTCTTTTATCTCGGATAGGTCGCAGTCGAGATGATGAAGTTTCATCGGGTCTACCACATCTAAGCTTTGAAGAAACTTTTCCACCTATACGTAGACGTAGAAGTTTACTTTCACCAAGGTACCGCTTTACTCGTCGAGCGTCAAATTTAAACTGTCAAGTTTGCGGTTTTCATCACACAATAATGAGTTCAAAACACAATATTTGTTACGATTGCTTGGTACAGCGCTTAAGTGATAGTAAAGTTTTTCAACAAGGATTTGATATAAATAAACATACTGGGGAGAAAATGTGTATAGTATGTTTAGATCACACTAAGCATATTGGCGACAAGTACAGAATATGTGTCGATTGTTTGATTAAAAGACTAGGTGATCTGAATTTATTAAATTTTAATGAATCCGAAGATTTGACATCAATATTCCTTATAACTGAAACAGATATATCAAATAGGTATCCGGCCGATTGGCAACGTAAAAAATACCTACCGTGTGATTTATGCGCGCAGGATGTTATCGACGAAACCCGTAAGGAACGAATCTGTTTGGATTGTCTATTCGATAGTTTACTAGGCACACCGTACTTTAAAAAGGAAACGAGACGAGTATACTTTCGTACATAGACTCAAAACATCACTAAAATCGTGTGTCACAGCTAAAAATCTTATTTAAAGTACGAGCATGACGATTAATAAATGGACAATACCACGAAACATATTTCAATAGAACCATATAACGAACATTATATTTTGGTAACTTATCCAGACTCCAATGAATTTCCGAATTTAGAATCTCAAATAAATTTATTCGGTGGAGAAAAATTACATATGCCAAATGCGGAGGGTAATGAATCTTTAAAATACTGGTTAGTAGATAAAACAAAAAAACAGGAGATGGTTGATTTAAAAAATAGTTTGGAACACGAACAATTATTTACCGGTGCATTTAGTTCTTTTACAAATCAAAAAGAACAAACTAAATATAGGCGAGCAATGAGCGATGACGAAGATTCTTCTGACGAAGATTTACCCGATCTCACAGTTAAGAA